GTAAAAGGCAAGATCCTAAGGGCTATGGATTAAATCCATGGCCCCGGATCGAGCCACCGTGGTACCAGGCTTACAATTCTCCGTAACCTGGCGTGGCCTCTCGCAAATTCATCGTTATGATGAGACTGCGAGCTGTTACCGATCTCCTGAAGCCTCGTCAAGAGGACTCCGTGGTGATCGGCTATGCGAGGAATCGCTACTTGCACTAAGTGCCGTACACGAAAACCTTCTTCACCATTCCGGGCAAGGGGCGGACAAGCCTCGTCAAAGTTGCAGACGAGGCCGGTCATCCCATTGTTCGGAACCTTGATCACATTATCGTGGGTTAAACCACGAATAAGGTGGACAAGATATCGCCAGGTCGATCGATGCCGAGCAGCACTAGTATGATAAGTACTAGTACCACCTTGCAATCGAATCGAATTGGCAGTAAGGTAGAGGGTTTCTTCGTCATAGAACTGTTTTCGAAAGAAAAACGGTTTAACAGAAGCTCCGTTCCAATAGTAAGCACCACATGCTTCGCGGAAATAGCCAGTAGAGTAACTCTTCTGGCGATTAACCGTAAAGCCAAGGTATTCACTAAGGTCGCGGAACGCCTCGAAGCAAGCAGATGGGATGACAATGTCATCCCCGAACACGGCGATGCAATCCGGGTTGAAGCCTAAATCCGTAACAACGGTCCAGGCGACAACATAGAACAACATCGACTCGAGTTCGAATGTATAGCCGTTCCCCATTGAGGAGAACTTCTGATACAAAATCTCTTTGTCATCGAGGAGGCCACTGGCACATCTTAAGCTATTCAGGACGGTAAACCAGTCAGTAGGGAGCAAAAGCTCAACTACGGAACGGGATATCGTATCAGAAGCAGCGGAAAAGTCAACAGTCGATAGAAAACCATCGATACTGCCGACCCTAGCGCCTTCCTGATTCTTATCTGCATAGCTAAGGTTAATGCCAGACCTAAGTAGACGTCGACGAATCATTTTACCGCAGGCTTTCTGGAACCAAAGGTTTAACCCAGGTTCCACTGCGATAACGCGATCA